GTTCACTTTCGCCATGATTTCCTCACCCTGCCCAAAGGTTTCATCCACCCAGCCGGAAAGGGAATCACGCCACCCGGACACCGCGCCCGCAAGGTCTGAACCGAAAATTGTATCAATAGCACTCGCCAGCGTTTGCAGCAAGGAAAGGATCGTGTCTGCCAGATCGAAAAACAACCGGGCGATTGCGCCCACTGGATCATTGAACACGTTCCCGAAAAAGTTTGCAAAAGCAGCTATAAAATTCCAAAGCACCACGAAAATGTCAATTCCAAAGTTAATTAGCGTGACAAGCAGGTTCCCAATAAAAGCCGCCGCCACCATGAACACCCCGCAAATAATACCCGTTGCGGAAACGGACGTTCCAGCAAATTTGTTAACCGCAGCGACCGCCGCATAAAACAGGGCGACCAGGGCGATTATAAGCACGATTATCCATACGATAGGGCAAGCGTACATTGCTGCATTAAGTCCGTTTTGTGCGGCGATATCCGCCGCTGTCGCTGCGGTCAATGTGCCTGTAACTGCGGCGTGAATCATCTGAGCTGCCGCCATGGCAATATGAAGCCCCTGGCTGATTGCATTTACAGCGTTAGCGGCCAATTGCGCCCCATAATAAACCACGAGCGCGGCTGCTACGCCATAAATAACAGGGGCCAGCCACGACCAATTATCAGCGATGGCCTCCGCGCCAACTGTAAGCAAATCAAATATTTCAAGGGCGACGCCCGCCACTGTCGCAAGCCCTTCTATCGCATCATTCACAAAGCCCTGGAATGCCTCGCTGTTCGCAATCTCATTCATACGCTGGAGGACAGGCTGGAACGCTATTAACGCATTGTTTTCAAACGAAGTCCAGATTTGCTCAAAGGTCATCGGCATCTGTTCAAACTTCGCGTTGGTTTCATCCGCCGCCGCAAACATAGCGTTTTTAACGATATCAGCCGTAATCGCCCCTTCTGCTGCCATATCCTTTAACTGCCCTTTTGGGACTTCCATATAGTCGGCAATCGCCTGGATGATGTTCGGGGCCTGCTCCAAAATGCTATTATATTCCTCACCGCGCAGGACGCCCGACCCCATGGCCTGTGTAAGCTGCAGCATGGCGGCATCAATACCCGCCGCCTCCGTCCCGGTAATCCTAAACTGCTTATTGACCTGCTCCATGAAAGCAATGATTTCCTCATTACCCGAAAAGGCGTCTCCTGCCATAAGGCCCAGTTTGGAAACGGCGTCAGCGGTCGCCTGATAACGGCCCCTCGCCCTTTCCGCTGAAAGAAAAATCATATTCTGGAGATCCTGTACGCTTCCCCCGTCATCCACCATTAAATTCAGGCGGGCTGTCGTTTGTGTCATAGTGTCAGACAGCTCGATAGCCTTCTGGGCCGTTTGTATTGTAGCGTAAGCGCTGACCAAGCCCCAGATTGTATCCGTCAGCCTGCCAGCCTCTCCTGCGCCTTCTCGGATTTCACGCGTAAAGCGCTCCTGCGCCCTTGCGCCTTCATTGATGGGGGCGTAAACCCTGCTTAAGTCCGCGCTTAATTCCTGGACTGCAATTGCGGCCTCGTTGATGGAGTCCCGTGCGGCATCCAGCGAAGAACTGTCAACAGAGGAATTCATGCTTTGCTGCAAATCATCCATAGCGGAAAGCCCCAGGTTTACTGAATCTATGACATGATACAAGATACTTGAGAAATTGTCCTGCAGTTCTATAGCCGTCCTGATTGTAGCCACAAAATCATCCCCTTCCCCGCTATTTTCTGCTTTGGGCGGCCCTCTTTGCCTCCTCCGCCCGCTTTTTATCGGCGGCTATCTTTTCCTGGATAGACGCGATTACAAACGCCTTTTCCTGCTCTTCCATTTCCAAGAAGACAGACGGTAAAATGTGTAGTTTCAGAAGGGCATAGTAAGCATAGTTCGCTTCCCCATCCCCTTCTTCAATTAGTTTTTTGCTTCATTCACCTTATCTTCAAGGGAGACATCAAAGCCCTGGAACTGCTGCATCCATGCAGCCAGGTCGTTATACTCGCCCGGATCATCCACCATGGCGAGAAGCAGATCCTCGGGCTTCTTTACCCCATAGGAATCCTGCAGTTCCTGATCGAGCAGGTCAGGCACAACAACCGATTCGCAAATCATCTTTTTGACATACAGGCTTGTATTCATCTTCGGCCTGAATACGCCCGGCTTGCCCTTCACCTGGACTTCCATCGTGCACTCTTCCCGGATTCTTTCATTATCCTGCGAAGTAATATGTTTAAACTCCCATTCCAGCGGCTTCCCGTCGCTGTCACGGAGGGAAGCTGTGGCCACATGCTTCTCATTGGCTTTTTCAATCTTGTTCTTCTTCATAAATGCGCTGAATTTAGACATTTTCATTCCTCCTCGATAATTTTATCAAACAAATATCAAAAGCCCCTTCCGGGGGCATCTGCGCGCGTCATACGGGCAGTTCCAGACCGCCGCTAATTGGTAAGCGTCCCTTCCAGGTCGGTAAAGGACTCAGGCATATCCCAGCTGTCAAAGGTCCCGGAAAGGTCCTCATCGAGAAGCTCTTCCCCTGCCGCAAACTTCGCAAGGGTAAACTTATCGCACAGGCATCCCCTGTGAATGATGGTCTGGCGCCCGGCAGCGCTTTGGGGATCCTCATTAGAGACCTGGATTTCAAAACGGGGCATTTCTCCCGTTTTCTGGTATTCATCAGCCATTTTTCGGAAAACAGACTGGTTATAATGCGCCTTCCCGCTCCACGTCCCTTTCCCGCCTGCTGTCTTATGCCCCATGCCGACCTTGCCCAAAATAGGAACCTCCACAATCTTCGATTCCCATTTGCTCTCAAACTCCGTAATGGTCATAAAATTATAGCGGCGCGTCCCGATTGTGATATAACATTCCGCAAGGCTCCCATATACGGCATCCTTCGCGTCCATGATTGCATTGTTCATCTTAAAATCCCCTCCTTAAGCCACCATACAAACCATATATAATTGGCTCATCGAATTTACCACCGTAACGGCATCCGTGACCAATACGGCTTTCTTTGTGCTACCCTGCTCTACGACAACATCAGAATCCGAGAATCCCTCGATCGCCCGTATCTGCTCCAGCTGGCGGTGATGCGCCACGATATCCGACCAAAGCGAAACCCGACCGGCGGCATCGTTCGGCACAACGCCCAGATACTTTGTATTAAACAGCACGGCGATATCATTGCCGATCTGGTCTATTACCCGGATCGTCTGGTTATCCTTGAAAACGTCCCCCTGTGTGTCGGAGGTCGTAACCATAGTGTTGATATCTTCCAGGACACGGATCTCTGAGCCTACCCTGTGAAAGGTAAATTCCCCGGCCTCGATCGCCTTTTTCAGCTCTGTCTGGTTATATCCGGCTTCAACGGAAAAACCGCCGTTATATTTCCTGTTCTGGATGCTCTTATTTACCTCGCACCCTGCGGAAGCGCCGGTTACCCAATAGACAAGGGAAGCCTCACTACAGCCTTCATCCGTGACTTTGTTTTTCACACTGATTGTTCCGCAATAGTCCGATTTCGTATATTTGTAAAGGACAAGCTGGAACTTGACCCCCATTTCATCCCGAAGCCGCTTTACATAGCTGTCATACAACGCTTTCGTCACATCATCCGTCACCGCGACGCCCATCGTATTGAATGAATATGGCTCGGCCTTATCCAAATACGCCTGATGAGCTGCCCCGGTGGGTTCGCCGTTTGTCCCTCCGGAAAGCGGCATTCCCGCCGTCAGTTCCAGTGTTATGCCCTTCTTCCACTTGACAAAACTGTTGTCGGCCAGCCCGGAGGCATCCGCTACCGTCTGCTTATCTACCACATCCGTCCCCAGCACAGTTTTTACATCAAACATGCTTTCATCATCTGCATTTTTTTGGATAACCGTTTTTAGGTCATTCCCCCGGATACCGCAATACAAAGCCTCACAAAAATCATTGCCCGCCTTTTCGCCTCCGGAAGTCAGTTTGTAAGCATATAGGGTCTTCGCGTTCAGGAATAGATCCCGCAGGCCCTTCATCTTCTCATGCGTATAATCGTAACCGAAAATTTTCAGGCTGTCCTTTTGGAAATCCCCGCTTGTTACCTCGAAAATTTCACCATCCGCCCCCCAATCCAGTTCAAGGGGCATTGTCGCAATCCCGCGTTCGGAAAACTGCGCGTTTGCGGACGCCTTGGAAACAAAATTGATATACGCGCCCGGTAATTTTTTGTTCTGGACTAAGAAAGTCCCTCCTCCTAAAGCCATTACTTCACCTTACCTTTCATATAATTTTCAACCGCCTGTTCGGCGTCGGATACCGTGTACTGCCGGTTGGGGGAAAGGAGCGCGTTGATTATATCCCTCCGCCCTTCAAACCGCTTGCTGGCAAGCAGCTGTTCTTTTGAAAATAAAGCTGCTGCCTCTTGTCTTTTTGCCGCCATTCCATCACCTAACCTTTCGCTTTGACATCCTGCTCCAACGTTTCCATGGAGGTAGAATCAGCTGCCTTGTAAACAAAGAAATCATAGTTTACAAAGAAGTTCAAAACCCCGTCCACCACTTCACCCCTCATTTTTGTACCCCGTACCAGATTCCCGTCCACCCTGATATATTCAAGGCATGAAAAAAGCCGTTCCGTCACGTCGTTACATTCTTCATTCGCCCGGTCTTCGTCAGCTGGGAAGAACTGGATACAGAAAGGGTTTTCCCGGAAATACCGCCGCCCCAAAAATTTACGGTTTTGGGGATCCAGCGGGAAGATGAAAAAG